AAAAAAAGAGGCACCGCCGTCAGCAAAACGGCAATGCCCTTGAAATTTGGGAACAATGATTCCGCCCGGAAATGAGAAGTGCAATACAGTGCAGTCGATGATTCTTGTGCAGCATGGTGCGCTCCCCCTTTCATTCAGGCTCTTTCCAAACCGCCACCCAAGCCCCGCAAAAGGCCGCAGCGGGCAGTCCTTCAAGAGATTATAGCAGACTTTTGGCCCGTGTGCAACCATTTTGCACAATTCTCCTGTATTTCCAGCCCGGAAGATCGCGCCTGCTCTCTTGCAATCCAACCCAAATCGCACTATAATATAACCTACCATTGCAATCTGTATTATAAGAGAATTATCAGGAGAGTTTATGATCTATCTGGATTATTCCGCCAATACCCCGGTAGACGAAGCGGTTTTGCAGCGCTTTTGCGAAGTAGAGCGCAATTGCCCGGGCAATGCAAATTCCCGCCATGCAGCAGGCACTGCCGCAAAGGCTGCCATCGATGCTGCCACCCAGAGCATTGCCCGCAGTCTGAATGTGCAGCCCGCCGAGATCATCTATACATCCGGTGCCAGTGAAGCCAACAACTTTGCCATCAAGAGCATCGCCCGGCTGGAGCGCCACCATGGCAAACACATTATTTCCACGCCGCTGGAGCATTCCTCGGTAAGCGGCAGCCTGACCGCTTTGCAGGAGCAGGGCTATGAGATCGATCTCTTGGACATCCGGCAGGACGGCACGGTGGACCTTGCCCACCTGAAAGAACTGCTGCGCCCGGACACCATTCTGGTGGCCGTCACTGCCGTGGACAGTGAGCTGGGCGTGGTGCAGCCGGTGGCTGAAATCGCAGAGATCTTAAAGGCCTATCCTCACTGTCATTTCCATGTGGATGCCACGCAGGCCATCGGAAAGCTTCCGGTCAGCTTTGAAGGCATCGACACCATGAGCCTGACAGCCCACAAGTTCTACGGGCTGAACGGCATTGGTGTGCTGGTCAAGCGGCGCGGCCTTGCGTTGGAGCCGCTCATCCATGGCGGCGAGAGCACCACCATTTACCGCAGCGGCACCCCCACCGTGGCGCTGGCCTGTTCGCTGGCGCTGGCGCTGGATAAGGCCGTCACCGAGCTGCCCGCCCGGGTGGAGCACATCCGCGCCCTGAACGCCCGCCTGCGCACCGTCCTTGCAAAATACCCCAAGGTGCGCATCAACAGCCCGGAAGGCGCTGTGCCGCAGATCCTGAACCTGAGCGTGCAGAATGTAAAGGGCACCGTGTTCCAGCGGGAGCTGGACGCCAGAGGCGTCTGCGTCTCGGTCAAATCCGCCTGTTCTTCGGACGGCCTGCCCTCCCGAGCGGTATTTGCCGTGAGTCATGACCGGCGCAACGCACTGTCCTCGTGGCGCATCAGCCTGAGCCACCTGACCACCGAACAGGAACTCAACGATTTTATGCAGGCCTTCGATGCCTGTTACAACACTCTGACCCAGTGAGATCTATGAGGTGACCCATGAAAAAGACTTTAGAGCCCTATCAGCTGATCGAACGCAGCATCATCAAAAAATACCGCAAAGAGCTGTGGACCCCCTTCATCGTGGCGGTAAAGCGCTACGAACTGGTGCAGGCCGGCGACCGCATTGCCGTATGCATTTCCGGCGGCAAGGATTCCATGCTTATGGCAAAGCTCATGCAGGAGCTGCAGCGCCACAGCGATGTGCCCTTTGAACTGGTATTTCTGGTCATGGACCCCGGCTATAACGAGATCAACCGCCAGAAGATCGAGAGCAATGCCGAGCTGCTGCACATCCCGGTAACGATTTTTGAGAGCAACATCTTTGCCGTAGCCAACAGCACCGACAAAAGCCCCTGCTACCTCTGCGCCCGGATGCGCCGCGGCCACCTGTACAGCAAGGCCCGGGAGCTGGGCTGCAATAAAATCGCGCTGGGCCATCACTTCAATGATGTGATCGAGACCACCGTGATGAGCATGTTCTACGGTTCCCAGCTGCAGGCCATGCCGCCCAAGCTCCACAGCACCAGTTTCCCCGGCATGACCCTCATCCGCCCAATGTACTGCATCCGTGAAGAGGACATTCTGGCCTGGAAGCGCTACAACGAGCTGGAGTTCATCCAGTGCGCCTGCCGCTTTACGGAGAACTGCACCATGTGCGACAACGGCGGAGGCGGTTCCAAACGGCAGGAGGTCAAGACTCTGCTGCGCCGCCTGAAGCGTGAGAATCCCAACATCGAAAACAGCATTTTCCGCAGCATCCACGCTGTGGCGCTGGACACCATGCCGGGCTATAAGTCCGAAGGTGTGGAGCACAGCTTTCTGGAACGCTTCAACGAAAAAGAGCTGGAACTTCATGCTGAGGATTGATCTCTTTTCAGAGGCATTCTGTCAAAACTATGCGAGCAAAAAATAAGCACCCGGCAATGAAAGCCGAGTGCTTATTTTTTACTGCTCGAAGAGCAGCATGGTCAGGACGAAGAACGCGCCCACGAAGCAGATCGTGGCGGGGTTCGCCTGATTCACATTTGGTGGAGGCGATGGGAGTCGAACCATCATTTATGATTTCACGAGCAATACGATAGCGAAAAAGCCTTAAAACTACGGCAATTTTCTTTTGACTAATATCATTTTATAAATCAACACTCATTCGTAAGATGTAAAAGTGCGTGAGTAAGTGCGTGAGTGCCTTGCAAACAAAAACAGCCCCGAGGAACCGTCAGGCTCCCCGGGGCTGCTGCTATGTATTGAGTTTACTGTTTCCCTACAACATCCTTCGCCCTGTCAAAGCAGAACTGGATGACCCTGCCGATGGTCTCGTCGGTGATTGCCCAGCTGAAGAGCCTGCCAAACTTGCTGGCGTCCAGCGCAGCGCGCAGCTTTGCCGCCACCCATGCTTTGCGTTCGGCACCGCGCTTGGTGCCCTGGATCTCATGCTCGGCGCGCTCGATCAGGTCGAGCACCAGCGGACGGACGGATGCGCCGTAGCCCAGCCGGATGGCACCGAGGACGTAAAAGGCAAAGCCGCCCAGCATCAGGGCGAGGGCAAGCCAGCCGGGGACAACGTTCAAGATATTAGTCAATACTGCTTCCATGGTCAGATCCCTTTCTCTCAGTTGATGATCGCGCTGATGCCGCGCTTTGCGACAAAATCGCGCTGCTTATGTTTTACCTCGGCCGCGTAGTCGAGGGCGGCGTGCATATCGCCGTTGCAGTGTGCGTCCGGGATGCGCTGCACGGCTTTGGCGGTGGCTTCTCCCAGCGCGATTGCGGCGAGGGAGCTTTCGTACAGGTTCGTCTCGAACTCCTCACGGGCTTTCTCTGCGGCTTCCTGCCGTGCTTCCTGACGCTCGATGCGCCGCTTCAGCTGCCAGACGAGAAGCCCCAGCACCGCCGTCGGAATGCCTGCGGCAGCAAGAATACTCGCCATTGGTCACACCCCCTTCACCGCGCCAAGCCCGGCACGCCGGATGATCGCCGCGTAGTCCTTGTATGCGTGGGACAAGTCCACGTTGGTGCTCACGCCGGGCACGCGGGCAGTGCTGGTGTACTGCCACATGCCAAAGGCGAACGCCGTTTTGGGCTTATCCTCAGGCTTGGTTTTGCGCTGGTCTTTGGGGTATCTCGCAAGCCACACGTCGTAGGGCTTCAGTGCCGTGCCGCCCATGTAGAGGAAGGTGCTGCCGAACCACAAACCGGTATACGCCATGCTGTACACGCCCCAGCTTTCCACCGTGCTCAGCATGTAGGCCGTCAGGTCGGTCAGTGCGGCCTTGCCCAGCGGCTTCTGCACCTCGTCCTCGATGTCCACCGCCACAGGCAGCTCAAAGCTCCTGCCGGTGAGCAGCTTCTTGAAGTACGCCAGCTCCTTGTCGGCCTGTTCCCGGTTGACTGCCTTGAAATAGCCATACACGCCGCAGGGGATGCCCAGCCGCTTGCACTCGGCGTAGTTGCGGGCAAACTGCGGGTCGGTGTAGGGCGCACTGGGCCTGCCCTCTGCGCTGTTGCCCATGGCGCGGATCATGACGCCGCCGATTTTGCCGGACGCCTTGACCTTTGCCCAGTCGATGACGCCCTGATGGCGGCTCACGTCCATGATGGTCTTTTCCATCGCTTACTCCTTTACTTCTCCAGCTCTGCCTTGATGGCTTCCAGATCGTCCGTGGTCAGGGACGGGTAGTCGGCGGCGATGTCTTCAAAGACTTCACCGGCGGCAATGCGGATTTTGAAAGCGCGGGTCATAATGCGAAGTTTGAGTGCGTTCAGGGTTTTCATAAAAATCAGCCTCCAATCAAATCAGCCATCATCAAAATAATATCGTTGTTTGCGGTTTCCAGCGCGTCCACGCGCTCCGGCAGCTTCTCCCGGGCTTCGGCCTTTTTGCGTGCTTCTTCCTGCGCGGCCAGCTCTTCGGCGGTGTAGCGGATGTATCTTTGCACCGGCACCTGTTCAAGCCATGCGGCCTGCGTAGGCACGCCCGGCACGTCGATGACCTTCCGCACATCCCTGCCGCCGTTGGGGTACTCCGCCACCGTCTCGTAGTGGCTCACTTCCTCCACACCTTCCACAGCTGGGTGCTCCACTGGTTCGGTTTCGTCCACCAGATACCCAAGCGTCAGGTCAGGGGTCTCAATGGCTGCGCCGTTCTCGTCAATGATCTTCATTGCGTCACCTCCATGGGGGTCACATATTTGCCGATTCGCGAGTAAG